AGATGAGGGAAGAAACTCGTGCACAGACGCACTCGCCACACGCACGTGCAATGCTCCCCCCCTGCGACAAAATGCCACGTTGACTCGGGGCGAGCGCGCTATAGCGAGATCAGTTGCACGTGCGCGACGGCTCCTGTCACCGGCACACGTCGCCGCGGTGTTATGTGTTAGATGTGATTATGTAGTGTGATTACGTGATGTAATCGTGTGACTACGTGTGATGAGATGCACGCTCTTTGTATCTAGTAAGAGCTGCACTCATGCTCTCTGCGTACGTGCGAGCTTCATCACATAGCTCTACAGTACGCACATCACCACGCCTCTCAGCAAGCTCACGTATCTCAGCGAGCACTGCACAGATGGTACGATGTCGTGACAGGAATGACATGGGAAGTGTGGTGAAGTGTGAGTACACACCTAGGAGCTACAGTCTCACGGGCACGGAAACGCAGCCCGCCGCTCTCGCGTCGGGGGAGTGCTGCTGTGAATCAGCCCCCGTTCACGTTCGCGTGCCACCGTGACTTGTCAATCACAGGACGAGGTGGCAACTCGCGTGGAAGTTGAGTAGCGAACGTCTGCGTATCGTCTCTCAACTGTGCGATGTTGATGAGATTCACGAAGAAGTTGTACGCACTCGCCACCTGCGCCATCGTGGGATTGTTATTGTTCGCAGCGGCAAACGCAATCGCAGCTTGTAGTGCATTCGCTCGATCTTGTGATGTCATGGTGTCCCCCCCTTTCGTCAATGTTCGTGAGACGTTCCGCGTTGTGTTATAGTGTAACGTATGTGAAGTGTGCTAGGCTGCTGGGCGGTAAGGGCGGGCATGGTCATCTCATGAATCATGATTACTCGACAGGAGCCAGCGCCCCATTATCACATAATCGAACGATAGTCAAATCGAGCTTGACTTAGCTACATTACACGCGCAGGCTCTATCGTCGCAACAGGAGTCATACCAATGGCACTCACTGCACCCACCACCACGAACACGTATTCGCCGTTCTGGCAAGCCACTGGTGACAACCTGCCGTACAACATGTCTCAAGCTGGTGGTCGTGCAGTAGGAGCGAACCACGTTGCAAAGCTGTTTCGCAAGTTCGGGATGCGTGATGCACGTCAGGCAATGGCAGTGCTGATCGGTGCTGTGAGTGGTCCCACCATCGCTGCTGGATACAACTACATCGCGAATCCCACATCCACTTCCACTACAGTGCCGGGCGTCACAAGTGTCGGTGAGATCGGTGGCTTGCGGACAATCGCAACGTGGACTGTGATCAATCGTGGCTCCAGCACCGCAGATGTCACTGAGTTGAAGCGTTGGTTCAGCAATTCGCTACTTGAGCAGGGCATCACCTACCCGACACGACTTGGCAGTGGCGGCGGCAGCATGATCAAGGGCGGCATGAGCGCGTTCACGTGATGGCTGACACACTCGACACTGTTAAGAATGCATCACGCGAAGGATCACGTGCAATGCCTAGCAAGTCTCCAGCACAAGCACGCATGATGGCTGCTGCTGCTCACAGTCCACAATTTGCAAAGAAAGTGGCCGTTCCGCAAGGTGTTGCAAAGGACTTCAACCAAGCGGACAAAGGCAGCGATCAACTCAAGCAAGCCATGAAAGAGCGTGCCAAGAAGCAGCCGCCACCGCAATTCAAGTGATTTGTCGAGGGGTACGCGACTAGCGGGTGTGCATTGCAAGTGTGCACCTGCTTTTTTATGAATGCGAGGTAGCCACATGACGACGCTCACGCCTGAGATTCTCAACGCCGTGATGGCGAAGCAAGGCGCACCGAACACCACTGACAACCTGAATCGCATTGCTGAGTTCGCTGCACTGCATCCCGGTGTGCTAGAGAAGTACATCGGTGGTGGCACTGATGCGGGAATGACGGGCAACTCCATCGACAACTCCATCGCTGCTACTGATGGCGTTGCACCGCGCGGTCCTGTCGATCCGAATGGCTACGTGTCCACTGTCGATCCGAACACTGGCATGAGCAATGTGGGACCTCGACTCACGAATGCACCTAACATCGCTGATCCGTCGCGTGGTGGAGGCGGTGCACGTAAGCCAGCAGGCATTCCCGGTGACTTCAACGCACCTGTAGGCGCACCGCCATTTGCGAAGCCTGCTGCTGGTACACCTGATCCACTCGGCACAGGCGACAGTCTCGGAGTGCCGTGGTGGCTAGCGCCGTTCGCTGCACGTGCACTAGTGAAGCCGAAGCCGAATCTCCCACCGCCGTTCGTGCAAGAGCCGCGTGGTGGATTGCCTGCACACTTGCAACAGCCAGACAGTGGAGCTCCCGGACGCACTCGCGCAGGCGGCGTGACTGATGTGAATGACTTAAATGCGCGCAGCATTCCACAGCAACCACAAGGTGCACTGCCTGCGCCTGCACCGATTGACCCGCGAGGCGATCCACGTGCAACACGCACGCCAATTCAAGGACAACCGCCACAGATCACTGGAAGCGACGTGCCCACGTATCCCGGTGGTGCACCGCAGATCACGCCGAACGACATCAACGCTGCGACTCGTGGTGAAGTGCAGAAGCAAGTCGATGCAGAGAACGAACGCCTACTGAAAGAAGAGATGGCGAAACAGAATGCAAAGCCAAGACCCGCACGCCCAGCACGCCCTGGAATCCGTTGACCGCGTAACACTCACACTGCCCACTGGTGAACTCGTACTCGCCAGTGGTAAGGTCGTGCGTCCTGTGCAGAACCCTGCTGTGCGTACGGCACGTGAGATCAAGAGTGGACGACAAGCCGCAGCAACACTAGAACGAGTACACCGCAAACTAGGCGATCTACCTGACAGCGCGGAGAAGATGAATGCAATCGCTGCTGTCCTTATGTACACGGGCGTGGGCCTTTCTGACACGGACATCGCAGTCGCGCTCAGAACCAGCACAGAGAACATCACGCAGCTCAAGGAGCTTGACAGTTACAAGCAACTCGCTGAGATGTTCGACAGCACTGTCTTCGATGACGCTAAGCGTGCGGCCAATCACATTGTCGCCCGTGCTGCTTCCAACGCTGCCGCTCGCATTGTTGACTTGGTCGAACACGAAGACGCGGGAATTGCACTCAATGCCGCGCGAGATGTTACTCGTCTTGCTGGAGTGGGCGTTGACAGACCCGACGAAGGCAGAATCAGTGGGCTTAACATTAAGATCATTAGAAGTGGCGACAAGAAAGAGGACGAACTAACAGTGGAGATTAACAATGCCTGATCCATTCACTGTCGCAGGACTGTTCACTCAGCCTGTGTACACAGTTGCAACGTTGCCTGCTGCTGCTCCATGGCAAGGTGCGCTACGACTTGTCACTGATGCAGCATCGAGTCCGTGGACAGATCACGGCAAAGTCGCGACTGGTGGTGGCACGTATCGCTCGCGTGTGATTAGTGACGGTACTGTGTGGAGGCTGCATTACTGATGAGACGCGCACACGTTCCTCGCTACGTAGGTGGTAGCAGTGTACCGGCAGATATAGTCGCAGCAGGTGCATGGCGCGATGCTGTGATTGCTAACGGCGGTACTGTGTCTGCTGGACGACTCACTACTGTTACACAGTTCATCACTGCCGAGATTAATGCAGGAACGTGGGCGCTTACTGACGACTACTGGGCACTGTGGGCTGAGAACACACAACAAGCACTGACGAGCCTGAAGCAGAAGCGACTTGCCACTGCTGTTGCAGCGCCTGTGTTTACAGTAGACAGAGGATACACGTTCAACGGCACAAGCAACTACATTGCTACTGGATTCATTCCAAGCACACATTCGACTACTATGACGCCGACTAATATGCGTATTGCAGGTTACGAGCGAACGAATGTCGATGGCAATACCTATACTGCTGGTGCTGGTTCGGCTGCTAACGTAGTTCTACAGTTAAGGACGCGTGTTGGAACGAGTTGCTTTGGTAACCACAACAGTACATCTGTGACGTACACGCTGCCGACAGCGACATCTGTTGGATACACAGCATTCTCACGTAACGGCGCTGACTCAACTGCATCGTTTGGATACAAGAACGGCGTCGCTATGGTGCAGAGTGCGCCAGGAACCACATTCACTTCTGCACTACGGTGTTCACAGGACATCTACATTGGATGTCAGAATAATGTGGGTGCTGCTGCTACATTCCGTGCAACGTCGGTTGGATTCCTTACTGTAGGAATACAGTTGTCTGCCGCGCAAGAGCAGGCACAGTACAACAACGTGCAAGCGTGGGCCACTGCAATTGGTGCACAAGTGTAATGGCACGCAACTTCTTCGAGTTCGATGAAACAGAGAACCCTGATCAACTGCACTTCTATGAGTGCCGCGAAGCAATTGCTGGCTTCACTGGTGGATTCGGTAACGGTAAGACTGCTGTACTGGGGCTTGCAGCAATCACTGTTGCATCACAGTACGAAGGCGCTCGTGTGCTGGTGGGTAGAGCGACACGGCCGAAACTGGAAGACTCCACGAAGAAAGAGCTACTGAAGTGGGTCCCACCTGACTGGATCGCACGTTGGCCGAGTGAGAAGCGCAATGACTTGCAGTTCAAACACACAGGCAGCACGATTGAGTTCCGGCACGTGCGACAGGAAGGCAAGGGGAAAGGCGAAGAGCAGTCAAACCTGCTCAGTGCAACGTACGACATGGTCTGCTTGGATCAACTCGATGACCCAGAGTTCTCATTCAAGGATTTCGCTGACCTTATTGGTCGTCTACGTGGCACTGCTCGGTACATTGGCGACGATGACACTATGCCTACAAGCGGACCTCAGTTCCTCCGTTTTACTGCTAATCCCACGCGTAACTGGCTCTTTCGTGAGGTGGTAGGTCCGTACTTCACATGGCAGAAGTCAGGACTCATCACACCGAAGCTGCTGCTCAACAAGACTACGCGCAAGCCCATGGTGCAGGTGTTCAATGCTCCAAGTGCTGCGAACAAGAAGCACACTGGCGAAGCGTATGTGGACCGCATGGAAGCAGTGTTCCGCGGAAGCATGGGATCGCGATACATCAGCGGTGACTGGAGTGCCTACGAAGGACTCGTCTATCCTGAGTACGATGCCGTCAAGCACACAGTCGAGCATGGACAACTCCACGCCTACATCCAACACGGCATCGCAAATGACCTACTCGGTGTAGTTGAAGGCTACGATTTCGGACAAGTGAGCCCAAGTTGCTACCTGCTAGCGTTCTACAACGACGTGGGAGACGTGCTGATCGCTGATGGCTTCTATGAAGCGCAGATGCAAGTGCCGAAACAGGCGAAACGCATCAAGGAGATCAGGAACAAGTGGAAGATCGTGCCGACGGATCGCATCTACGCTGATCCGGACCTGTTCAAGAGCAAGCACGCGACGCGAACCAGTGTCGGAGAGAGCATCGCGCAACTGTTCAGCGACGAAGGCATCGACATGCAGCGTGGTGCGAGTGACATCAGCGCCGGAATTGAGAAGGTGAGCAGCTACCTCGCCATTGACGACATGCACAGGCACCCTGTGACGCACAACTACGGCTCACCACGCCTGTTCGTGAGTAGCTTGCTCGACTGGTGGCACAACGAGATCGTGGACTACTACTGGAACCGCAACATTGCAGGCGAAAACGTGGACAAGCCACGTGACACGAACGACCACGCGATGGATACGACCAAGTACGTGCTCACACGTCGTGGGAAAGTGATAGGATCGCTGCGACGCAAGGCACGGACACTCAATCCCGCGCTGTTTACGTGGACAGAACGTGAAGAAGTAGGTGCACACTTACTTCCGAGGCACAGGTAGGCGAAATGGCAGTACCTCCAACACCAGTTGACAGCGTTTCACAGCAACTTGACGACATCGAGGGCGTGGACGGTGCATTCACGACGCTTCCGCCTGAGAAGCCGACTGAAATCTACAGACTCGACCCGAAAACGAAGATTCCCGTCTCGAAACACGAAGGGCCGATGTGGAAGTCGCGCAAATCAGCAGGCGACAAGGCATTACGCGACGTGCGCGAGTCGTGGGAGGAAGCTGAGTACTACTACAACAACGCGCAGCAGAATCACCGCAAGGACACGATGGGGAATCGTGCTGGGAACCGCAATGCAGGCAAGGACAGGCGCGATCAGTTCTCAATGACAGAGAACATCGTGTACGCCACGGTCAACGCAGTGATTCCCAACATCTACGCGAAGAATCCCAACATCGAAGTGACCATGACGGACGAAAGCCTTGCACAGTTCGGGGTTGTTCTGGAACACTTGGCGAACAAGCTCGCTGCGATGCGCTCTGCACCGGGAATCAACCTAAAGGCGAAGGCGCGCAAGTCCATCGTGCGTTGTGAGATTACAAACGAAGCGTGGATCATGGTCGGCTACAACATACGTGACCAAGGTCAGGACCAAGCACGCTTCGACATCCAGAAACTCGGCGCAGAGCTTGCAAAGGCGAAGGACAGGAAGACCATCGAGCGTATCGAAGGTGAGCTGCTCGCACTTGAAGAGACGATTGACCTTCTCGACCCACCGGGACCGTTCGTGCGCTCGTTTCGTGGTGATCAGGTGCGTGTCGATCCCGGCAACACTGAAGACGACACGTCCGACTGCCAGTGGATCATGGTGCAGGTCATGTTCCCGACTGTGTACTTGAATGCACGCTATCGCCAGAAGGGCAAAGACGGCGACTACGTGAGTGCGTACAAGGCTACACATGTTGTGGATGCTTCCTCAAGTCCGGGCACTGAGAACGTACAACAACAGATTGACAACTTCAAGTTGTTCGACACGGACAGCGATGCACCGAACAGCTACGGCTACAAAGATCGCAACTCGTACGAGCGCGGCAAGATGACCGAGTGCTGGTACGTGTTCGACAAGATCAAGCGCAGGTTCATGCTGTTCGCTGACAATGACTGGTCATGGCCAATCTGGGTGTTCGATGACCCGTATCACTTCCCCGACTTCTTTCCCCTTGAGAAGTTGCAGTATCACACGGACCCGAGGCAAACGCGCGTGCGTGGTGAGGTTTCGCATTATCTCGATCAACAGGACGAGATCAATACTATTGTGGACGAAGGCAACAGGGCTCGTATCTCACTCCGTGACAATACGATCTTCGACAGCAACGTGCTTACGGCAAAAGATGTTGAAGACATCCTGCTCAACGCAAACAAGAAGATGAAAGGCGTCAAAGTCCCAGAAGGCCGCAAGCTGGAAGACCTCATCATGGGACCGCCGATGCCGACACTGGAGTACCAGTTCCTGTGGGACAAGAGCAGTGCCAAAGCAGCCATTGGCATGATCGCAGGCATTCAAGATGCGATGCGTGGTGAGCAATACAAGACGAATACCACGAACGAGGCGATTGAGCAGTACAACTCCATCTCCGGTCAGCGACTTGACGAGAAGCGCGACGCCATCGAGGACTTCATCGGCGGCATCATGGCGAAGGTGCTGTTCCTGTGTTTGCAGTTCATGGATCAGGAGACAGTCGCGACGCTCGTGGGTAGTCAGTATCAGGAAGGCGTGTCCATGTGGCGCAACATGACGCCCGAGGAGATACGCAAGACTGTGCAGTGCAGTATCGAAGGTGGCAGTACGCTGAAGCCCACGAGTGCAGCGAAGAAGGCGGAAGCACTGCAAGTCGGTCAAATCCTGGGACAGTTCGCATCTCAGTCGCCGCATGTCGTGCTAGTGGTACTGAAGATGTTCCAACGCGCATTCGACAGCGTGACGATCACTGACGCTGACTGGCAGATGCTCACGGAAGGCATCATGGCGCAGTTGCAAGGTCCGCCAGCAGCACCGGGTGCAGGTGCAGGACCGCAACTTCCACCTGAAGGTGAGCAGATCGTGGGTGAGTTGGTAAAACAGGGCATGCCAGAAGACATGGCGCGTGCTGAAGTGGCGAAGAAGTTGACTGGCGCTCCGAGTAACGGTGCTGCTGGTCCGCCACAGGCACCGCCGCAGTAGGAGAGACACATGGCAGACGAACGCGACGACACAGTACAGGACACGACACCGGATGTAGGTGCACAAGTAGAATCCACGCCGTCCACTGACGAAGGTGGTGCTGCACTTGACAGATTCATGGAGCAGACAGATGGCCCAGCGCGACCGACTACTGATCGACAAGAAACTCCAAGTGGGCAAAGGTTC